TACTTCCGTTTGACAGAACGGACAAGTAATATGAGATGACTTTACATTCAGGTTTAACGGAAAATTATTTTCACATTGTATGCATTTTAAACTAGCAATTGTTGTTTTCATAATATCACCTCCAATCAAACTAATTATAGCAGATTGGAGAGTAACCAAAATGGGAGGCTAGAAAATGAGTAACGAAGAGTTAACTTTGTCAATCAAAACTAGTCAAAGAGAAGATGGGTCTGCATATAATGCCATTCAACTTGGTGACTGGAAAGTAGGACGATTTGTAACAGGTGTTCATTTAGAAATACTAGGCGGTAAACGACCAAAGTTAATTATTGAATGCTATCCAGAAAGAATAGATGTGGATGGTTTAGAAGTAGAGGCTTTTTTAAAACAAATAGAGGAGGAAGAAAAATGAATAACATCAAACAAGCAATTATTAAACTAGAAACAATTTTAGAAAATGGTAATGAAAAAGAGAATAGATTATTCGTTAAGTACAACACTATAAAAAATATTTTAGATTTACTTGAAAAAGATCAAGAGCTAAAAATTATCGAAATGGAAGTAGAGCTGAATGGAGTAGAGGATTCCATAGAAAACGCTACTTTGTTAGGAACGAGATTAAGTGAAGCCAACTCTTTGGCTGAAGAATTGGCTAGCACTATAAACTCGTTAGAAATTAAGGTGAAGTGAAGCTTTTCCAAAAAGAATAGGAGGTTAAAAAATGAAGGACTTTGAAATGATGGAAGCAATTAAACAAAAACGGCTTGAATGTAAATTAGTAATTTTGGAAAATTTTGAATCGAGTTTTAAAGAAGCCCTCAATAAGGGAGATTCCGCCATGGTGTCGGCTTTAGCGGAATCATTGAAAACAGTTATTAAATAGTGAACTCAATGTAAAGGACATCATTTGAGTTCATTAGAAAAACTTTCGATAAATCGTTTTCTAACTCGTTTGCACCCTTATAAATGATTTTGTAAGTTTTATCGGCTTCTAAATAAAAATCATTTAAATCAAAACTTTTGTTATCTGGAAAAGATGTAATGCTTATAACGCTCATTAGAGCAACGGGCTGGTCATCAGAGATACCTTTGAACATTATATCCATGCGATTTTTCACAAATTCCACCTCCCTTCACAAAAACTATAGCACTGTGAAAGGGCGAACAGAAAGGAGAATAAAATGTCAAATTTACAAGTAATTGCAAATGATATGTTGCCAGTTTTAGAAAATGAAAAAGGCGAGAAATTTGTAAATGCCAGAACATTACATGAAAAACTAATGACTACAACAAAATTTGCTGATTGGATTAAAAGACGAATTCGTCAATATGGATTTGTAGAAAATGAAGATTTTTTCTCACTTCTCAAAAATGAGAAACGAGTAATTGGTGGCACGACATCAATAGACTATATCTTTACTCTTGATTCTGGAAAAGAATTAGCAATGGTTGAAAATACAGAGCAAGGTCGAGCAATTAGAAAGTACTTCATTGAAGTAGAAAAACAAGCGAGGAAATTAGCAACTGAATATCCAGCATTTTCTTACATGATAGATGACCCAGTCGCTAGAGCTAAAAAGTGGATTGAGGAGCAACAAGAGAAGCAAGAAGCATTAAAGCAAATCGAGGAACAAAAACCGAAAGTGATTTTTGCAGATGCTGTACAAACGAGCGAGAATACAGTTTTAGTAAAAGACTTAGCGACAATCCTTAAACAAAATGGCTTAGATATTGGGCAAAACAGGCTTTTTGAATGGCTAAGAGGAAGCGGATATTTGCTAAATAAAGGGACTTATTATAACAAGCCATCGCAAAAGGCAATGAACTTGGGATTATTCGAGCAAAAAACGCATATTCATACAGATAGGAATGGATTAATGGTGACAACATACACGCCGAGAGTGACCGGCAAAGGGCAAGTTTACCTATTAAACAAATTACTTGAAGAACATGGTTTAGTTTTAAGCTAAGCACCGCCTACCACAACGGTGCTTACAGACAACTTATAGTCACTGGGGAGCGACTAACAACAGTATATAACAATAATTAGTTAATTAGTCGCAAAAAAATATACAAAAGAGGGATTGAGATATTGTGTTTCAAAAATCAGTAACAGCAAGTCATGCGATGCAAGTTTTAGCAGAAACTCGTACGCAAAAAGAGCTAGCAATAGACAGTTATGTAACGCCAGCACTGATAAGCAATCAAACGAAAGGCAAACGAACAGTATCAATTGAACAAGCACAAAATTTAATTGATAGCTACAACGAACCAGAAAGCACCTATTTATTCGCACATGAATTCAGTAATGGAATGATACCGCCACTTTTAGACGGACTAGACGGGCATCACATGACGTTAACGGCTTGTTTCGAAGCAGAAGTAACAGAATCAATAAAAGCGCTAAAACAAGGCTTAGAAGCTATGTCATTCACTTTGAAAAGAGGTGATGTGAATCAGCGAGAAGCAGCAAAAAAAGCGATTTCGGAGATAACAGACGTTATAGCAGCGGGATTAACGCTAAATACAAGCATCGCAAAAACTTTCAATATCGACTTGCAACAAGTATTAACTAAACGTGATCAATATTATCAAAAATCTGGATTGGTAAGGAGTGGTGGAAATGAATGAAGTGCTGGTATCAGCTAATTATGAAGGCTATGAGTCAAAGAGTATTAATTTCACGGAGATAAACAACATTGTAAAAGAACGGTTCAATAAGATTGATGAAACCGAGCGCAAAAAAAGAGCAGAAGCATTTAACAAAAAGTACAAGGTTACTAAAGAATTGGTAGATGGACGTTTACGCGAAATTATTGTGCCAAGGCGCGCACTATGAAAAATCAAATGTTATACAGCATCTTAGTCATAATAGCAGCGGCATTAGCGTTAATAAACTTATGTAATTTGATTTTAATTCTGATTTTAATTTAGGAGGGCTACAACAATGACAGAAAGAGTTTTCAGAAAGACAACAAACTTCGGAGATAGCGAAATTCATACAAATAGTAAAACAAAAATGATAGCTAATCCGGCGTTTCAGCAGAAAATCCCATTAAACGAAACAGGTTGCGACAACATGACTGACTATATAGAAGAGTTGAAGTTAAAAGGTTATGAGGAGGTCACGCGCTGATGGATGTATTTATGGTAATGCTTTTCGTGTCGTTTATGTCGCTAATTGCAGGCTACTGGCTGAGAGGAAGTGATAAAAAACATGGTTGAAAATCCGATGGTTGTAGATGCTTGTTGGTCCAGTTTTGAAAGGATAAGCCAAATTTGGCATAACGAATATTTAGAGGAATTAGAGCGTACTAATGAAGAAGAGGCGGAAAACGAAGAATAAAAAAGACCCACATAGCAGTGTGGGTCGAGGATTTGAGATATTACCTTAAAGAAATTATACCTTAAATCCAAAAATTAAGCAATGGAGGTATAACATGGATAATTTTAAAACGATCCATTACGGCTTTAAAGTCGTGATACATGATTATGAAGATGAATTAACACCGCTTTATAACTTACTAAAGAAGCAATCAACTAACTTAGAAGGATCTAAACTATTTGATGAATTAATTGATATACATGAAAAGCTAGCTAAAAAAATCGAGCAGAGAGAAGGAATAAAGGCATGAAATTATACGAATTGACTCAAGCATATAATCAAGTATTAGAAATGGCGGAGGACTTAGACGCAGAAACGCTACAAGATACTTTAGACAGCATCAGAGAGCCGATAGAAGAAAAGGCGGGAAACATTATAAAAATGGTAAAAAGTATTGATGCTGAGACCGATGGATTAGCTAAAGAAGTAGAGAGGTTAACGAAGCGTAAAAAAGCGCTAGAAGCAAAAGCAAAAAATATGAAAGAGTATTTAGAAAGCGAAATGTTAAAAGTGGATATCCGTAAAATTAAAAGCCCCTTATTTACAATCAGCATTCAAAAGAACCCTCCTAGCTTGCGTTTAGAGGACGAAGAAAAGTTATTCATGTTTTTAGTCGAACAACCCAAAAAATTGGATAAAAAAGCTATTACAAGCGCTCTGAAAGAGGGCAGAGAAGTACCAGGGGCTGAGTTAGTACAAACTGAATCATTGAGAGTGAGGTAGGAATATGAAAACGAGCGAGTCAATTATTGAGATAAGTAAAGCATTATCTAAATTTCAAGAGCAAGCCGAACAACCAGCTAAATCAGCGGATAATCCATTTTTTAAAAGCAAATATGTACCTTTAGAGAGCGTAATTAGCGCAGTAAAAAAACACGCTCCCAAATTAGGATTATCTTATATCCAAATTCCGTTAACGGAAGAAAATAAAGTGGGTGTAAAAACGATTTTAATGCACGCTAGTGGTGAATTTGTTGAGTTCGACCCGTTTATGTTGCCTCTTGATAAAAACACAGCACAAGGAGCCGGAAGCGCTCTGACATACGCACGCAGATACACACTATCCGCCGCTTTTGGGATTGCAAGTGATGAAGATGACGACGGTAACAGCGCAAGTGGAAATACAAAGCCAAGTAATAAAAATCAAGCTAAACAGCAAACGCAAAACAATCATTTAGCGTCAGATGCACAGAGAAAGGCTATATTTGCAAAGGCTAAAGTTGTCGGGGAACCATTCGGACATGATGCTAAATTTGTTTTAGAGAGCTATAAAGTGACTGATACTAAATCAATGAGTAAAAGTGAAGCTTCGGCACTAATCAAGAGATTAGAAACAGAGATAGAAGCGCAAAAACAAGTTGAGTAGGAGGCAATAAGCTATGTCACTTGGGTGGATTAAACTGCATAGGGATTTAAAAGAAAAGCCAATTTGGAAAAGCTCTACACCTGAGCAAAAAACCATCCTTGTGACTTTGTTAATGATGGCAAATCACAAGGAAAATGAGTGGGAATGGAGAGGGAAACCTTTCAAAGCAAAACCGGGTGAATTCGTCACAAGTATCAAATCAATTACAGAAGAATGCGGAAAAGGTATCTCATCGCAAAATGTCAGAACAGCGTTAAAAAGATTTGAAAATTACGGATTTCTAACAAAGGAATCAACGAAGGTTAGCACCCTTATAAACGTAGTTAATTGGGGAGTTTATCAAGAGTTAGAAAACAAAACTAACACAGTTACTAACAAACAGCTAACAAACGACTCACAAACAGCTAACAAACAGCTAACAACTAACAAGAATGTAAGAACTAAAGAATGTAATAAAGATAACAACAACATTAACAACAGCGATTTAAATTTCAAGGATTTTTGGGAACAAAATGGATTCGGAATGATGCTACCGACTGAGCAAGAAAAACTACTTGCATGGGTAGATGATTTTTCTGGTAATCGAGAAATAGTTTTTAAGGCATTGGAAGTTACTTCCGAACAAGGAGCTAACAAACGTAATTATGCATACGTTAATAAAATTCTTAGAAACTGGGAAGAAAGAGGATTTAAAACGGTTGCTGATGTGAATGCAGCGGAAGAGGAAAGGCGAAAGCAAAATGAACAGAAGTATAACAAGCCCGCTTACGGCAAATACAACAAGAATCAGAAACAAGAAGTCTTGCCGGATTGGTTTGATAGCGAGGTAAAACCGCAAGTATCGACAACAGAATCAGAATCAAGCGGAGACTTAGAAAAGAAAGTAGCGGAAATTAAAGCGAAGTTAGCTGAGAGGGACGAGGTGCAGACGTGAAAATATTAGACGCATGTTGCGGTAGTCGGATGTTTTGGTTCGATCGCACAAATAAAAACGTCACTTTTATGGATAATCGAGAATTAGAAACAGAATTATGCGACGGGAGAAAACTGGTTGTAAAACCAGACGTAGTAGCAGACTTTAGGAGTATGCCATTCGATACCAATACATTTCACTTAGTCGTTTTTGATCCGCCACATTTAGTGAAAGTTGGCGATAAATCGTGGTTGGCCAAGAAGTACGGAAAACTAGACTCTGCTACTTGGCAAGAAGATATTGCAAAAGGATTTAGCGAATGTATGCGAGTTTTAAAGCCAAACGGAACATTAATTTTCAAATGGAATGAAGAGCAAATAAAACTAAGTGAAATATTAAAAGTAATTGATCACGAGCCGCTTTTTGGCAATAAGCGTTCTAAAACGCACTGGTTAGTTTTTATGAAGGAGGAACAAGCATGAGATTTAAGGAAGGCGAAAACGTACACGTAATTGTAGGCAATGAATTGTTAAGTGGTTGGTACAACGGTAAAGAGTTTGGAACAGGCAACTCTTTAGTGAAAGTTTCTAAGGACAAGATAATAGCTACTAAAGATTGTTTTATTGCAAAAGAAAAGGAACCAGAACTGGTAGTAGTTCCGCGATTTGCCGATGACTGGATAAATCACTGTGAACAAAGAGAATACGATTTAGCTTGTTTGTTAGATTATGGCAATGCAGGTATGCCTGATGAAATGTACGGATGGTTAATTTCATCAGCTGATAATCAAGAACTACTCGCCCGCGCGTGGCTTGACGGCTACGAAGTCGAGAAAGAACCGCTTTATTGGGTACAACTTATTGACCACGCAACTGGTTATCTAAATGTTCATTATGATAATCAGAAACTTGTAGGTAGTAATGATGAAGCAAGTGAGTATAAAACACAATTCACAGAATCAGAGATTAAAGCAATGAATAAAGGTGAAGCATACTGGTTACTTAAGGAACCTGTTGAGGAAGTGGAGGGTGAAGCATGATGACAGTAGCCGAGTTAATAGAGAAACTAAAAGAGCTTCCAGCTAATGCAGAGATTTTGCTAACCATCGGATGGAATCACTCGGAAATAGAAGAAGTAGGCTGTATCGAAAATGAACGTAACGTTTATATAAGCGGCTGGTGAAGCGGAGGGTGAAGCATGAGAGAGATTGAGATTTACGGCAACATACACGAAAATCCGGATTTGTTGGAGGTGGCGGAATGAAACGAGTAAATGAACGACAAAAAGAAGAAATGAAAAAATTGGCAGATTTAATTATCGAAAACCCTGATTTACCAGTTGTTACGATGACGGATAACTTTGATGATAAGGGGACTAGCGTTTGGACAGCAGGCTGTTGCTGCGAAGTAAGTATTGATTACATTTATAGTCCTAAACAACGTGATTTACTTTCAGGTCCTAGAGATGATAGACCATATGTTAAAAGTTTTGATTATTATGAAGCAATAGAAGAAATGAGTGAAAGAATACATCCTCATGACGACACGAGTAGACCAGAGGAAATTTGGAATAGTCTTGATTGGATAAAAGTCATTTTAGTGTATTCGGGTCAATTAGAAAAAGTAGATGATGTCTATAAAGAACGTTGGGTGGCGGAATGAACGATAAAAAAGTAAGATTCTACGTTTCTACTGGTATGCACGGATCACTTGAAACAGAAACATTTCTTTTGAAAACGGACTTGAATATTGAGTTCGATATATTAACACTTGAACAATTAGAAAAAGAGATTACAGAGGCTTATGACGACTGGTTAGTAAATAATATTGACTCTGGTTGGTCTATCGAGAAAGAGGTGGCGGAATAAATGGGAGTGAGTATTGATTTATACAGTTATGATTATGAAGCGCTTGTGGAAGGCATTCAAAGCTATACAAAAGCGGAAAATACGGAAGTTATAAGAAAAATACTTCTAATAGGCGGAAATGTCGTAGGTGATAAATATATCATTTTAAACAATGAACTCTGGGAAGATAACAGTTCATATTACAACGTTCCGAACGCTTTAGAGCGTTTGTATAAAGTTGATGATGTCTTTGGAAAAATCTTCTGTACTTTTGATGATAGGTTCGGTAGAGAGACGCTAATTAATGGTTGTGATACCCCAGAAGAAATATTAGAAGAGGTGATGGAATGACGACATTTAAACCGAGAAACATCCTAAGTTGGCGCAGTGGATTGCCTTACGATAATACGAGATTTTCAATAGGTAGACCTCCAGCAGGCGGACAACATAGTGATGAATGGTATAACGGAGAAATGAATGTAAATGTAATCAGCATTGAATATATACTGCCTAATCCAATCACGGAAAGCACAGGAAACTATATTATCAAGTTGGAAGATGATAGGAGAATTGTTATCTCCGAAGAAATTCCGTCTTTTATTGAGGAGGTGGCGGAATGATGTGTGAGTATTGTACTAGTGATAACACAACGCTAGAACTTGAGTGCGTAGGCGATTATGCACATGTGAAACTGGAAAGTTGTACTAACTTTTTAGGGGATTCTGTGCATTGTTTAGCAGTTGAAGAAGAGGAAGGTTATCCCAGATTTTACACAGAAATCCATATAAAATACTGTCCAATGTGCGGGAGGAGTTTGGAATAATGACTAAATTAGTAAGATGTGGCGTATGTGAAGAAGCTTTTAGTGAATATGATGACATAATTAACGTAGATCCCCATGGATGGTTTCACGAGAGATGTGTAGAACTTGTTCCAATACGTTATGCTGTTTTGGCTAAATCCAGATATTACGATGTAGATGGCTTTCTCGGAACTTGCGATGAAGATGATAAAAATTTTGCAAGCTATGTTTTTGAAGAAGGAGAATACTTGGAGGACGGGGAGGAGGAAAAATAAATGATGAATCGTGTCATACTAGTAGGACGCTTAACTAAAGACCCTGATTTACGTTATACCCCAGCTGGTGCAGCAGTTGCGACTTTTACACTTGCTGTAAATCGTACTTTCACTAACCAACAAGGAGAACGAGAAGCTGATTTTATTAATTGTGTAGTTTGGCGTAAACCAGCAGAAAACGTTGCTAATTTCTTGAAAAAAGGAAGTATGGCAGGCGTTGACGGTCGCGTTCAAACTCGTAACTATGAGGGGAACGACGGTAAGCGCGTTTATGTGACGGAAATAGTGGCCGAGAGTGTTCAATTTTTGGAACCTAAGCTGAACGCTGTAGAAGGCTCTACACCGAATAATAATCAAAACGAAGCTAATTATTCAAATAACAATAAAAACGGCTCATATCGAGCTAGTTCGAGCCAGAATAGTGATTCATTTGCAAACGAAGGCAAGCCGATTGATATTTCAGATGACGATTTGCCATTTTGAGCGAGAGGGTGAATAAAAATGACAGCAGAAACTGCAATAAAAAAGTTGAGAAATAGATCAATGAGCATCCGCCAAATGGCTAATGCGATTGCAGAAGTTACAAACTACCAAATTAGCGAAATCGAACAAATGGGGGACGAAGAAATTGAGGCAAAGTATACCGCGTTCGTCATTAACGAGGCGAACGAGTACGCGAAGTAAATATAATGCGAAGAAAGTAGTTATTGACAATATAAAGTTCGATAGCAAAGCAGAAGCAGCGTATTATCAGCAATTGAAACTATTAAAATTGACTGGTGAAGTAACCAGTTTCGATTTACAACCAGAATTCACATTACAAGACTCGTTTAGAAAAAACGGAAAACTGTATCGAGCGATTAAATATAAAGCTGATTTTCTCGTTCGATACAGCGATGGACATGAGGAATTAATCGACATCAAAGGCATGTTAACAAAAGAGTTTCGAATCAAGCAAAAACTTTTCGAACTGCGTTATATGCAATCAATTAAGTGTTTGAAACTGAAAGGAAGACAGTTTGTGGAGGTGTGATAAATGGCGGTAATGGAGATAACGAAGATAACGAAGAGTAAAGCGAGGCAGCGGGAGATAATTAGTTATATAGCAAATAACGATGTAGAACTTGACGACTTGCTGGATTTGCAAAAAGAACTTAATCAACTAATGAACGAGAATACAATAGAAAAGCAAAAAACTTATTGGACCAAAACATTCGATCGCATCGTGAAAAAGAAAAAATGGGCGGAAATTACAATTCGTGAATTCGCTGATTTACGTAATGCAGGACTAACGTGTTACGCAATCGCAGAGCATTTCAAAGTTTCGAAGGCAGTAGTTTTCAATTACACGCAAAGAAATAAAAAAGAATACTATCAAATTTTTGACATGAACGAATATCAAAAAAATAAGGAGATTTGGAATGATTGATAAAGTAGCGAAATTTATAGGAGCTTTGACAATTTACACTTTGTGGGTCCTAGTATTGATTTTTGTACTAGGCTTAGCAGTTAAAGGGATATTTTGGGCTTGGAGTAATATGTTTTAGGAGGATGAAAATGCAAATTGAAAAGTTAAATGTATTTACAAGAGAAACAATTTGTGACGGAAAGGACGTAGAAATCGCTAATTATAATATTGAATTTGAAGCAATTAGTGAAGAATCTTTTATTGATACAGCTGAAAAGGTTGAAAAAATAAGGGAGTTTATCGAAAATTTATAAAGTGATGGGGGCGACTTTATGGGACAACTATTCAATCTACCACAAGTTGAAGATATTAACTACATTCAGACAGTCAGAGCAGTAAGAAAGTTCTTTAAAGACTATTTAATGCTGCGTGTAATGGCAGGAAGTCGTAAATTGCCAACAATGACGACAACATACAAATTAACGCCACCGAATTTCAGTAATGAATTTCATTCGAAAGTAGAAGATGCTGCAATTCATAATGTCGATAACGTTCATGCAGCACAAGAAGCGGTTAAAAAATACGATGCTATTATGAATCAACTTGAGCACATTCATAGAAAGATACTGTTTGAGAAGTTCATTCATAACTTACAAGATAGAACTATTATGCTTGATATTCCTTATGAAGAGAGACAGTACAAAAGAGAGAAACGGAAGGCTGTTATTGAACTAGCGACAACACTTGGGATTGAAGTGTTAAATTGAAAATGGCACTTTTCTGGCACTTTTTGAGTAAAAAAAGGTGATAAAATGTTATTAGTGAGAAGTGAAGATGATTACAAAAATAAATCTTATATTGAGTCTGCGCTCCACTTCTCATATCCTATCCACACTGGATGTAAAACACGCATGTGGCGCTGACTGGTGCGTTAACCAGTTTTTTAAATATATAGCCCTTTCCATCTGTTGAAAATTGAGCAGGTGGTTTTTATTTGGTATAGTGAAAAATAAAAGGGTGGATTATGATGTCTGTAACTAAGGAAAAATGGAAGGTGTTTTTATTAATTTTGGAATTAAATTATTGTTTTTGATAATCATTTTTGCTCCGATTTCAATTTTAATACTATTCAATAATAATTGGCAAATTGTAACAATAGGGTTAGTAGCATCTGCGTTATTTAGTTTTATTTGTGGTATTAATAAATTTCAAACTTTTAAAATTGGAAAAGATGGAGTGGAAGTTAAGAAAGCGGTAGAAGAAGCGAAATATATTTTAGGAGAATTAAACGAAAGCGTTAGAGAATATTTGTATTTAAACTTGTTGAGCACTAATAAAATCGGTGTAAATGACGATATAGAAGCTAGTATAGATGAGTTGGAAATATACGAAACCATTATAAAAAAACACAGTATATCAGATTCTAAAGTGAAGAACCAGTTGGAAAAATACAGAAAAAGCATTTTATCTAAATCAATTGAAAAAATTGCTGCCAAGATGACTGATATTGAATTGGGTGTAGCAAGTGCGAGTAGACCAGATATGTCATTGATAGAGTGTTGTCTTAATCACAATAAAATCTTTGAGCCGCATGAGCTAAAACAAGTGATTTTTAATTTCTTAAATCATTATGAAGGTAATGAATCAGCACGGCAGAGTTTTGCTATAGAATATTTTGAAAATCTAAATGAGTATGCAGAATCTTACTATAAGTACTATGACAAGATTATAAAATAGAATGTCGAAAGAGATAAGAGTTATCTGAGGACCTGTGATGGTCCTTTTTATTTTATCAAAATTGAGGGAGTTGGTGATATGTAGTGAAACTAACCGAAAAACAAAAACGATTTGCGGATGAATATATAAAATGCGGCAACGCTACAGAAGCCGCGCGACTTGCTGGATATAGCTCTAAAACAGCTAACCGTATAGCTACGGAAAACTTGTCAAAACTTGTCATAAAAGACTATGTAGACAAGGTTTTGAGTGAATTGGAAGAAAAGCGAGTTATGGGCTATACAGAAGCTATGCAGTTGTTCACTGAAATAGCTCGTGGGGAAATGGAAGAAGAAGTAATTGTTTCAAATGCAGATGGCTTTTCCGTCGTTACAAAGACTGCTGACATCAATCAACGAGTATCAGCGCTAAAAGAGATTGTTAAGCGTCATGTAGCAGGCGGTCGAGATAAATTACAAGAAGAGCTTATCCAAGCGCAAATTGATAAGCTGAGAGCAGATACAAAACAAGAAAGCAATCAAGGAACAACAACAATTATCATGTCGAACGTTGATGAAATGCAAGCCTACCTTAACAAAAAGGCAGGTGGCAACGATGAACGCGACTATACACAAACAACTAATTGATTACCAGGTCATCAATGTAACCGATATGATTAATCCTGCTTTTTATGACTTGTGGCTATCTAAACATAATCACATCATCGCTAAGGGCGGACGTTCTTCTATGAAGTCGTCTGTTATCAGTTTAAAGCTCGTAGAAAAGAAAATGGCTAATCCACAATCTAACATGGTGTGTCTTCGTAAAGTAGCTAATACGCTCTATAAATCAGTGTATCAGCAAATCAAATGGGCTTTGTATGAAATGGGCGTTGCTGACCAATTTAAGTTTGGTAAGTCACCAATGGAAATCATCCATAAAGAATGGGGAACGGGTTTTTATTTTTCTGGTTGTGATGATCCCGCTAAACTAAAATCGATGAAAATTCCGGTGGGTTATGTTAGCGATTTGTGGTTTGAGGAATTGGCGGAATTTTCCGGTGTGACTGACATTGATGTCGTAGAAGATACGTTTATCCGCGAAGATTTACCGGATAATCAAGAAGTAACGACTTATATGTCTTATAACCCCCCTCGTAACCCATATGAATGGGTTAATGAGTACGTAGATGCAAGACGTGGTGATGATGATTATTTAATACATCACACTACTTATTTGGATGATGAAAAAGGATTTTTATCTAAGCAAATCATTAAGAAGATTGAGAAATACAAAAGAATGACCTTGACTACTACCGCTGGATGTATCTAGGCGAGGTAATAGGCCTTGGTGATAATGTTTATAACATGAACCTGTTTCAGCCGCTTAAAGCTATTCCTGCAGATGACAGGCTTATTTTAATTGACTTTGCTATTGATACAGGACATCAAGTGTCAGCTACAACATATCTAAGTTTCGGTCTCACTGCAAAAAGAAATGTTATTTTGCTAAACACATACTATTATAGCCCTGCTAATCAAGTTGTTAAAAAAGCACCTAGCGAGTATTCAAAGGAGTTGCGAGATTTTATGACTAAAGTAGTTGGAAACTACAATACAAATGTTGATATGCAAACAGTAGATAGCGCAGAGGGCGGGCTTCGCAATCAATATTATAAAGATTACGGCGTTAGCTTACACCCCGTCGCAAAAGGTAAAAAAGTGGATATGATTGACTTTGTGTGTGATTTACTCGCGCAAGGTCGTTTTTATTATCTTGATATTCCAGAAAATCAAATATTCATCGAGGAACACCGGAAATATCAATGGGATGTCAAAACAGTTAATACAGATAAGCCTGAGGTCATCAAAGAAGACGATCATACGTGTGACGCTTTTCAGTACTATGTTAAAGACAATCTAAGGAAGTTAGGGCTCAAATACTAGGGGGTGAAAACCTTGATTAACCAAATAATCGCGGGAGTGAAAGGAGTGATGCGGAGAATGGGGCTATTGAAAGCACTGAAAGATGTAACGGACCATAAAAAAGTAAATGCTAATGATGAAGATTATAAGTACATTGACATGTGGAAACGATTGTACCAAGGCCATTATGCTGAATGGCATAATCTCAATTACGAACACAATGGCAATCCAGTCAACAGACGCCAATTATCTATGAATTTGCCGAAGGTCACAGCTAAGTACATGTCTAAGCTTCTTTTTAACGAGAAAGTGAAAATCAATATCGATGATGAAGCAGCAGAAGAGTTCGTGCTTAACGTACTCAAAACAAACGGTTTTACGAAGAATATGGAGCGTTACATCGAATACGGAGAAGCGATGGGCGGTTTTGTGATAAAGGTATACCACGACGGCAATAAAAACGTCAAAGTTTCATTTGCAACAGCTGATTGCATGTATCCTCTCTCAAATGATAGCGAGAATGTAGACGAATGTGTTATTGCTAATAGTTTCCACAAAAACAATAAATATTATACGTTGCTTGAGTGGAATGAGTGGCAAGGCGATGTGTATACAGTCACGACAGAACTTTATCAGTCAGACACGCCGAACGAGCTTGGTACAAAAGTAAGTTTAAAACTGTTGTTTAATGATATTGAGCCAGTTGTACCACTACCAAAATTTACCCGCCCATCGTTCATTTATATCAAACCTAATATAGCGAATAACAAGAATTTAACGAGCCCGCTCGGCATTTCTGTTTATGCTAACGCATTGGACACATTAAAAACGCTTGATTTGATGTTCGATTCATACTATCAAGAATTCAAATTAGGCAAAAAGAAAGTTTTGGTGCCTTCGAGTTTCGTTAAAACTGCTGTTGGATTAGACGGCTCAACCACACAGTATTTCGATTCAACCGATGAAGCATTTTTCCTATATCAAGGTGACCAGGATGCGGACGGTAAATCAGTAAAAGATATATCTGTAGAGATTCGCTCAACTGAGTTTATCGAGTCTATAAACGCAATGCTACGCATTTATGCGATGCAGGTTGGGTTAAGCGCTGGCACATTCACTTTCGA